GGTGGTCAGCCCCCTTATAATCTCTACATACTCTGATTACTATTTCTGAGTCTTTTATTCTCTTCTCTTAAGAATTTGATTTCGATCTTCAACTCTGTCACTTGGACGGTTAATTGGCTGATTTGAATTCTCATAGCCTCTTTTTCTTCTGAAGAGGTGGTGAGTAAATCTTCTAACCTGTCCACCCTCTCAATTAGGTTATCAAGCAGCAATCCTTCTGTTTGGTAATCTAATTTTTTTATTTGCTGCTCAACATTGAGTCTCTTACCCATATAACTCCATAAAGCTCCACCGAATAACGCCGATAATAAAGATGAGAGAACGGTCCAGTAATCCATGTGTTTAATTACACAATTTATTTTAATTTTATTAAAATATTTCAAAAATATTACAGTAGCGATAAGAGTAAGTTCACGAAGAAGAAGAAAGTAACTAATTGATACT